TAGGATGAAAGCTAATGAAGCTACTATTAAAATAGCTGATGATGAAATGGGAAGAATTCTAAAAAAGATACAAACAAAAGATGCTAAAGAAATTCAAAAACTGGATAAAGACTTGGGTAAAGCTGCATAAAGAAGATCCTTATGATAATTGGTATCCTGATAGATAATGTATAAAAGCTGGCTAACGCTGGCTTTTGTAGTTTTTGGTAACAATTAATTAACAATTAATTAATATACAAAGGATAAACTTTTAGTTATTTTCTCTATAAATATTATATGGAAACAACAACTAAGATTGATATCTCACCGGTACTTTATATAGCTTTAATGATTATAGTGTTTATACTTGGTCTTTAGTATAACTCTCTTCTAGATGGGAGATATCTAAATACATATATACATATGTCTAAATCATTATATGATGCTAGCCCCTCTCTATCTTCTTTATAGATTGTTTTAAAGCCACCTCTGTCTGTTAACTAATAAAATTATGTGTAAAACAAATTTCATTTCTTACATATAATAATAAATTAGTTTTTATTATGGACCAAAATAAAGGAAAGATTGGATTTACTGCTGGTAACTTTGATATAGTTCACCCAGGTTACATCTATACATTTGAATCAGCAAAAAAAGAATGCGATTATTTTATGGTGTTTTTACACGCTGATCCTTCAGAAACAAGAAATACTAAATATAAACCAGTAATACCATTACATGAAAGATATAAGACTCTAATGGCATTAAGAGATGTTGATGAAGTAGTTACTTATGAATCAGAAGAAGACTTATTACATCTTATTGAATTTTTTAAACCTGATGTTAGAATTTTAGGTGATGATTATATTGGTAAGAGATTCACAGGAGATCATTTACCTATTGAAGTAGTTTATACGACAAGAAGTCATGGTTGGTCAACAACTAAATTAAAGAACATGATTACAAGAATGACTATAAAACAAAATCCTAGTGTTATTCATGATGATGATTTAAACGATGTTGCTAATTTAGGTAGAGATTAAGATATGAGAATAATTGTAACAGGAGGATATGGATTTATTGGATCAGCATTTGTAAATTATGTTAGATCAAAGCATCTTGGTGAAGATACTGAAATATTAGTTGTAGATAAATTAACTTATGCAGCAGATGCAAGTAATGTTAATGTACCTAATATAGATTTTCTTCATAGAGATATCTGCGATGTAACAGCAGAAGAATTAGGAGAGTATGATTATTTAGTACACTTTGCTGCTGAGAGTCATGTAGATAATTCTATAACAAATGGCAAACCTTTTATTAGAACAAATGTTGAAGGAACTTTTAATCTTTTAGAATGCGCAAGGCAAAACAAAAGCTTAAAGAAATTTATTCATATTTCAACTGATGAGGTTTATGGAGATATGGATGATCCTAAATATAATTCAATTATAGGTATTAAGAAAAAGGCAGATGAAAAGGATTCCTTAGAAGGTTCTTCTTATTACTCTGCAACGAAAGCTTCATCAGACTTATTAGTCTTAGCTGCTAATAGAACTTTTGGATTACCTTACATAATTACTAGGACTTGTAATAATTATGGATCACACCAACATAAAGAAAAGTTTTTACCAACTATCATTAGATCAATTAAAGAAGGTAAAGAAATTCCAGTTTATGGTGATGGTAAAAATGTTAGAGAATGGATTGATGTTAAAGATAATGTACAACAATTATATAGTTTAATGCTATCAGATTTAACAAATGAAATATTTAATATAGGAACAGGTGAAACTTATACTAATTTAGATATTGTTGGAATGATTGGGGCCATTATGAAAAAACCTGTAAAATTTAAATTTGTAAAAGATAGGCTAGGTCATGATAAAAGGTACGCATTAAATTCTAATAAATTAAATCAATACGGTTTTGTTGATGAATACAAAACGTTAAGCAACTTCTTAAAAGAAGAAATTAAAAAATTAAACTAATGGATGAATATTTAGATCAAGCAATTTATAACTCTTACCAAATATTAACTGGATGGATGACAATGGATCAGGTTATAGAGCATTTAGAAATAAGAGGCAAGGAAGTAGCAGATCCTGAAGATGTATCCATAATACCAGTTTTCTTTATTCCGCCTGGTGAAGAAGCTGACAGTGAACAAATAGACACAATGATATCGCATTTTGAAGATATGGAATGTTATGAAGAATGCGGTGAATTATTAAAATTAAAAAACAAACAAAAATGAAAACAAAGAAACAAGAAATGAAAAATTTCCTATTAAATCATAAAGGAAATAAGTACAAAGCAAATAACATAGTAAGCTTACTATGGAAATTAGCAACAGGGAAAAAAAGTAAATAAGAATGAACATTTGGATTTTAACAGGAATAATTATATTTGTAGCTGTATGGGTTTGGATTGGTTATGAGCTTATCAATGCTCCTTTAATGCCAGATGATTTTGAATTAAAAGAAGAAGACATTTGGCCATTAGATGAAAGGCCTGAACTTAATGAAGAAGAATAAATTTATATGAAATACGATTTTATAGAAATAGGAACTAGTGATTTTGATACTCTATTAGAAACTACTACCAATAAAATTGGTATTTCTATAGAACCTTTAAAATATTATTTAGATAGTTTACCTAATAATGATAAAGTAATTAAAGTTAATTGTGCTATTAGTGATTCTAATTTTGAAACTGATATTTTTTGGGTTTCTCCTAGTGATATAGAAAAATATAATTTACCAAATTGGTTAAGAGGATGTAATTCTATTATATCTTCTCATCCTTCTGTTGTAAAAATCCTTGAAAACACTAATCTCTTAGAAATATATAAAACTTCTAAATGCAAGTGTATTACTTGGTCAACATTAATTTCTATATACGATATAACCTCAGTAGATTTATTAAAAATAGATACTGAAGGTCATGATTGTAAAATAATTCAAAACATTTTAATATCCAATGCAATACTTCCTAATGAAATATTATTTGAACATAATGTTTTAACTAGTGAAAGTGAATTTAAAGATACTATGGATTTATTAAATAAAAAAGGATATTATGAAGTTGAAAGAGGAGTTGATACTATTAAAGTCAAAAAAATGAAAGTATTAATTTTAGGTGATGGCCTTTTAGGTAATGAAATAAAGAAGCAAACCCAATGGGATTCTATTAGTAGAAAAACTCATACATTTGACTTTTGTGATATTACTTCAGTTTATAAGTACTTAAAAGATTATGATGTAATATTAAATTGCATTGCTAACACAGATACTTATTCAGATAATAAAGAAGATCACTGGGGAGTAAATTATAAAGCAGTTAGCAGATTGACAGATTGGTGCAGTGAAAATAATAAAAAGCTTGTTCATATTTCCACAGATTTTGTTTATGCAAACTCTACAGGATCTGCTAGTGAAGATAATGTTCCTGTTCATGCTAATAATTGGTATTCATATACAAAACTTTTAGCAGACGGTTATATTGAACTTAAAGGTAAAGATTACTTAATTATAAGAACATCATTTAAACCTAAACCTTTTCCTTATGATACAGCATTTATAGATCTTATAGGAAACTGTGATTATGTTGATGTAATTGCATCAGGGATTATAAATTTAATTAATAAAAAAGCAACAGGGTTATATAATGTTGGTACTGAAATGAAAAGTATATATGATTTGGCAAAGGAAACTAAACCAGATGTAAAGAGTGGCTTATCTAGAGGATGGATGCCACAAGATACAAGAATGAACTGTAATAAATTTAAAAATGCCAACAAAGAAAATTAGACAAGAACTTAAAGAAGCAAATCCAAAAGAAGTAAGCTATGCAGTATTTGAAAACTTCTTCTTTGGTTTAAGTGGAGCAATGATAGTTCCGTTTATTGCTTTAAGAATGGATATAGCAGTGCTCATAGGTTATATGGTACATTACTTTTATATAAGTAAAGTTATTAATAGACCAAAGTACACAACAAGTTTAGCCAAGTTTATTTTATTTCCTATTCCTACGGCGTTAGGTGCATTTATAGGATATAAGATAGCTTACTGGGTTTCACAATACCTAACACAATACATACAATGACAAAAGAAGAACAAGATTTTACAATCGATGAAAGATATCAGGAGTTGCTTCAAACTATTTTAGATTTTGGAATAGAAAAGAAAGATAGAACTGGGACTGGTACAAAATCAATATTTGGATATACAATAAGGCATGATATGACTCAAGGATTTCCTTTGTTAACTACAAAGAAGATAGCTTATAAGTCAATGATAACAGAATTAAGATGGTTCTTAAAGGGAGATACAAATATTAAGTACTTAGTTGATAATAACTGTAACATTTGGAATGGCGATGCTTATAAGAAATATCATCAAGCATTTCCTAAAACCGAAATGTTATCCCAAGAACAATTCATTAACTTGATTAAAACAAATGATGAGTTTGCAGATAAGTGGGGTGATCTAGGCCCAATCTATGGAAAGCAATGGAGAAGATGGGATGCAGAGAGTGGTGAGGCATACAAAGATCAGATGAAGGATTTACTTAATGATATTAAAACTAATCCTGATTCACGTAGGTTAATGGTATCAGCATGGAATCCTGGTGAATTATATAAGATGACTTTACCACCTTGTCATTATGGATTTCAAATTTATACAACTGAATTAACTCTAAAGGAGAGACAAGAAGAATTTTGTCATAGGTTAGGTAAAGATATTAGTTTTGCAAAAAACCTAGAGCATTTAGATTTAGATAAAGATAATGTTCCTAAAAGAAAAATATCATTAATGTGGAATCAAAGATCCGTTGATGTATTTTTAGGGTTGCCCTTTAATATTGCAAGTTATGCATTGCTTCTTGCGTTAATAGGAAGAGAAGTAAATATGGTACCTGATCAATTAATTGGTAATTTAGGAGATACTCATTTATACCTTAATCATTTAGAACAAGCAAAAGAACAACTTAAAAGAGAACCTATAATGTTACCTGAGATTGATTTATTAAATGTAGATATTTTGAATGGAGAGTTTGGATATGCTCTTATAGGTTATGAAAGTCATCCAAGTATTAAAGCACAATTAAGTAATTAAGAATGAAAAAGATAGCAATAATTGGTGGCCTTAGTTTAATGACAGCTGGGTCAACTTATATGATATGGCATCCAAAGACTGCCCAATTTAATTTAAATCCAAACACGTTAGCAATTGCAACTGGTGGATTTTTTGTAGGACTAGGTTTAACATATAGATTTTGAAAGACAAGAAAAGAAATAGAATTATAGAGAGAGATAGGCAATTGACTACATGGGAACGTTTAGCTACAAGGATTGGTTATTTAGGAGCAGGGTTATTAATTGCAGGCCAATGGACATTGGAACCTGTATTATTTGTAATAGGATTTACTTGTGTTACTATACAAGTTACTGTTAGGAAGCAGTGGAATTTAGTTGTCCTACAATTAAACGGATTAATTGCATGGACTGTCCATTTTATTAATAGCTTATCAACATCATGAAATTTAGAACAGGTAAATACGCAGGATTAACAATAGATCATGTTAGACAAATAGCACCGTGGTATATTCAATGGGTTCGTGAAAATCGACCAGAGATGTTAAAGGAAAGAACAGCTAAACCTAAAGCAGTTAAGACTACTCAACCATACAAACCGTATGCAGGTATTAAACCTAACTATGATTTTTTACCAGACAAACCTGCACCATATCTTGCATCACCCGAAGAAGCATTCGGTATGAACTTTCCAAAACCGTTATGAAAAAGAAATATCCAGATGCTGTAGTTTATAATACTAAGACAGGTGAATTTGATGCAAAGATAAAACCTTATCCAACATCAGTGAGCGCACCTAGCTTTAAACCTATTAAAGTAGATAAAGGTGATAGTATTAGAGCAAATAAATATTTTGAGTCTAGGATGGCTGAAATTAAAGAAGAGTATAAAAAATTAGTAGATGAATATAATTGGACTAGTTTGGTATATGAATCAACATATAACTTTCAGCCTATT